GAGCTTCCACTTACTCTTGTCAAAGTAAGATATGTCCACGTATTAACTGATACTTGGCTGGCAGATGAGTCATAAATAACAGTACTATTATTCACGTGAAGTTGCGGACGACCATTCGACAAAAGAAAATTTATATAGACTCCATTTGTATATGCCGGTCTAAAATCAATCAGAACATCGTCGCCTGAAATTGTTTTTGGCTTGATCCACATGCTTATTTCAAATTCAGACGTGCCAATAACTGGTCCGCCACTAGCAGCCATTTGAATCGCATCGTCATGTGCAGGAAATAAATACGAGCCGCCATGACTCGCAGCTACATATTCAACATTATCTACTGCGCTTGCAGGATAGCCGCCATGCCTATATGGACTATGAGTGCCTGCTACGATTGATTTAGTACCTGTCAATACGTTCGCACTATAATTACCTGCACTGTCAGTAAAAAGGCTGTTGTAGCCTGAGCCAGTTGCATTAATTAGCAATCGAGTAAAACGACTATTCGCAACGGTGAATGCAAGAGAAAAGCTTTGTGTAACATGCGCGATGTTATTACTGTCACTAACATCAAACCTTACTGTTATAGTTCCACCCACTGAGGTCGCTGGCACCAAAGTAAAAGTATTTGAAGATTGATTAATGACCGGCATGCTTGGCGAAGAGATAACATCCGTTGCAGTACCACTAGTCACTGTGGCCGAATAAACAAGCGTTTCAAGGTCTGGATCAGTGGCATTAATCGTTATTACCGTATTTGAACCAGGGGTTAATGCAAACGTCTGAGCAGTCGTTAAATTGTTTGCCCCCGCACCTCCTGTGTTTTCGGAAAAATCGGTTATTGTTGGTGTAGTGTTAGTGATGGTAAATAATAAAAAGAATCCACTACTTTGTTTTAGATATAATTTATTTGCATCTGTATCGTAATGCAAAGACCCCTCCGCAGCAGACGCGGCATCCTCTAGCATCGCAGCTTGATTTTCGTGTACCGTTACACCACCAGAGCCGCCGCCTGCCGCCGCCCAACTCAAAGTTCCTGAACCGTCAGTTTGCAAAAACTGTGAAGCATCGCCGTCATTGTTAGGTAACGTTAATGTGTAAGAAGCACCCGCAGAATGTGGTGGTGATTTTATTTTAACGCCATGACTGTTTACAGAGCAGTTTAACTGAAGCGTCCCATCATTGCCACCTGCGCCTTTGACCTCAACGACACCTGTACCATTCGGAGTAACTTGAACATTGCCGTTTGTATTTGTTGCTGAAATTTCATTGCTATCAACTTTAATATTATCAACACGCAAGTCCGTGACGGCAGAGTTTGTTCCAAGCGTCACGCCATCAATTGCACCACCGTTAATATCAACAGTAGATATCGCAGAGGTGCCCTCTGTTTTTTCAATCGCAGCGTTTATCTTTGTACGAACCGAAGATCCGCTTTCACCATCCGAAAATGTGCCCATTATACAGTCCTCTAAGAGCCATCATTCCAATTTGCGCTATCGCTCCATACCCCTGAATCATTCCAAGAGCCAGAGGCAAGCGCCCACGCACCGCCTGTGGAAACCGTTACCGCTCCAACACTACCCGTTGCCCCTAAACCTGTCAAAGTAATTGTAACGTCCATCACCAGCGATACAGAGCCTACAGAACTGATGCCAGACAAACCAGTAACTGTAACAGATATATCACCGCCTACAGAGACCGAACTAACTGATGCGGCAGCAGATACTCCAGAAACGCTCACACTCTCGTTTGGAATTGTAACTGTTCCAACTTCCCCAGTAGAGCTTAAAGAAGATGTCGTTACAGAAACCGCTTGTGCAATTATTTCCACAGAGCCAACCGATCCGGCAGCAGATACTCCCGTTACACTGAAAGAAACAAGGCTTTCATTTGTCGTGACTTCGACTTCACCCACTTGTCCAACCATGCGAGGCACAACTAAGTTAGGGTTTTCGACCAAAGGAACACCAACAAACGCTTGAACTATTTCTTTTTTATCTGGTCGTGGATCTCGCAAGGCTTGAGGATCAGGAAAAGCTCTTGGAGGAAACAACTGTGGATGCTTTGGCTCAAATTCATCAGGACCGACCTTTGCACCAGTCCATTCTGTCTTCATCTCACGAAGACGGTAACGGCGACCTGACCGATCTGATATACCATAAGCATGTTTACCACTAGCGTATGACATTAGACCCTCAAATAACTCAAGCTAGGTTGTAGCTTGAGTGGCGTTCTGCCCTGATCCTCATCCGCTGCGCGTTGAAACTCTTCTTCATACACCGTCTTGAGAAGTTGAATGCGCTCTGGTGAACGTTTCATCGCAATGTAATAAGACAAACCCGCCACCATACAAGGATAAAAACGAAAAGGCATGTCCGTTGTATTCACAAGAGCATCAGCGTCTTCAATCCTACGAACGTAGTAATAACGAATTTGATCCGTTGAGTTTTCAGGAGTGGCCCACAAATAAATCTTTGGAGTTATCTGACGATCTAAGAAAAACTGGCTAGGTCTACCTTGAGTAGTTTTATTTGGAAGTGTTGCATAATCGCCACGACTAATCCTTTGTATCTCAAAGTCTGTGCCGTCTCTACGAACAACTACATCAAGTAAATCTACAACATCCGCCGCTAAAGAATATTCTGCCGTTCCTTGTGTTACAGTAAAATTAGCTTCTTTAACTGTCCACAAGTTCAAGCCGCGATTTGCCCAGTCTGCAAACATCAAATTCATAGATCTACGCGCACTTTTAGCGTCGTACCCAGTGCGTACTTCTAATCCGCACCGTTCATAAGCCTCTTCTATGGCCTCTCCAACATCTAAGTTGAAATCTCTTGAACCAGATGTTGTCATTACTTCATTCCTTTAGAAGCCTCTTGTTTTCTAGGACACATCATGTTTGGCTGGACAGGATTCATTGCTTGCACTCTGCCCCCTTTTGAAAAACCCATCTTCTTTACAACACCGGGAGCTTTTGCTTTCAAAGCGCGTAACCCTGCTCCTTTTGGTCCTTCAGGTATTTTTTTCGCCATTTTCTTCATCCTCATTATAAAGGTTGTCAAATACTCTATTCACGTCCAGTGTATAGTCTAAATCACTTTTTGAATAGTGTATATGTTGAGAGGGCCTGAAGTCTGGAGCACCCTCACCCAACGCAAACCATGCCGGATGTGTTACACGAACTCGATTATTTGGCAAAGCAACAATATTACCCGTCCACTCTTCTGCATCTAGTAGCTGCATAACGTGACTTTGTTTATGCTGCGCAGGATCATCTGCTATCTCTGACCCTGTATAGTCCACAGTAAACAGATACTTTGCCGGAAAGAATCTGCCATCAATCTTCGCCATCCAAGGACAAGGCGTGGCACGATCTAAAGTATAAACAGCATGATGATGTGAAGAACAGTCCCAAGGTTGTGCATCATGTGCAGCCATTGGTTCAGGCCATTCTTCCAAAGGAATGTCTGCAACCAAAGCCGTTATAGGCATACGCGCCCACATCGCGCCTCCATGCACAGTATCCTCTTCTTCGCCTTCTGCCTCACAACCAGTGAAGATAACCTGAAAACTAAGAGACCGATTAGGTATGGTTGTTACAGCAACGACCATAGCGTGCAAAAATTCGCCGTGATATTTTTCATGATTATGAGTATATTCACGACGAACCCATGCCTTAAAATAAGGGATGTTACTTTGTAGATATGGCATTTGGTTTAGAAGATTCCTTTGAAGCCCTTGCCTGAAAGCTGCGCTCCACCAACTCTGCCGCCTTTAGCCATACCTTTAGGCATGACTTTGCCGCCATTCTTCATACCCTTGGGCTTAACCTTTCCGCCATTCTTCATACCCTTGGGCTTAACCTTTCCGCCATTCTTCATACCCTTGGGCTTAACCTTTCCGCCATTCTTCATACCCTTGGGCTTGACTTTACCACCATTCTTCATGCCTTTAGGTTTAATTTTGCCACCGTTTCGATAGCCCTTTTTCTTCATAGCCATAAGCCCACTCCTTAAAACTGGCGCACCGCGCCCTTGGTCACTTTACGTCTGTCTTTCATTATCGCCCCGCACCCTTTTGCGATGGCTTCGCCTTGTTTTTGCTTCCTTTTGGACGGCCTCTTCGCCTTGGTGTATTCAATTTCTCTGATTTCTCCACCTTCTCGGAGATTTCGGACCTTTGCTTTTTTGGTGTTTGCGACGACTGTTTTTCCTTTTGCTCCAGCTTTTTTCTTTTTCCTTGCAGTTGCCGCTCTATCTTTCTTAGAAAGAGAACGTGCTTTAGCTGCCGGAAGGCATCGGTCAGGGTTCTTTTTATCTTTCGAAGTCCCGCACTCACCCTTGATACTACCATCTCTTCCTATCCTTACCCACTTTTGATCTAACCACTTTTTAAGCTCACCCATTTATTTACGCCTTTTTGTAGGGGCAATCACTTTTTGAAGTTTCTTTGCTTGACCTGCATGTGCTTTTGAAGCCTTGTTCAGACTCTTTATCACCTTTTTAACAGCAGCTTTTTTCTTTTTATTAACCACCATTATCTACCCTTTCGTTTACCACCTTTTGATTTCTTGGCATAATTAGGGTCTTTGCAATACTTTGAAGCTGCCAAATTTGCGTATGCACTTGGATATGTGTCAAAGGTGCGTTTTGCCCAAGCCTTGCCCTCTGGACAAATTTTACTGCCTTTTGACTTAGAGGAAACCTTTCCACCTTTTTTATAGTAGGTCAGACCTCTTGGCATTCCGTTATTCATCTGCGGAGGCTTGGACACTTGTTGGGACATCTCT